GAGGGCCTCGCGCTGCTCGCGAAAACGGCGAAGCTCGCGGAGGAGGAAGACCGCGAAATGACCGACGAGGAGAAGGCGGCCATCCAGGCGATCACCAGCGACGGGCTCGCGATGAAGGACAAGATCACGCGCCTCAAGGGCACCGAGGCGATCAACGAGCAGCTCGCGCAGCTGACGGCCGGCGCGCTCTCCAAGCCGGCGCCGCGCGTCCTGAAGTCGCTCGGCGAGCAGTTCGTGAGCTCCGAGGCCTACGACTTCTTCAAGCAGGGCGGGCACCGCTCGCAGTCCGCGTGGCGCTCGCCGAGCGCGGAGCTGTTTCTTGCGGCGACCCTGACCGAAGATCCGGCCTCGGGTGGCGCACTGGTCCTACCGCAGTACATTCCCGGCATTCTCCCGACGCCGTCACGGCGCCTGGTCGTCGCGGATCTGTTCGCGCAGGGCACGACCGACAGCAACGCCGTCGCCTACATGCAGGAGACGCTCTTCACCAACGCGGCCGCGGCCGTCGCCGAGGGCGCCGTGAAGCCGGAATCGACGCTGACCTTCGCGGCGGTCACCGATGCGGTCCGCAAGATCGCGCATTGGTTGCCCGTCACCGAGGAGATGCTCGAGGACGTCGCGCAGATTCGGTCCTACATCGACGCGCGCCTGCGCCTCGGCGTCGAGCTCGCCGAGGAGGACGAGCTCCTCAACGGCAGCGGTGTCGCGCCGCACCTGCTCGGCCTCAAGAACCGCGTGGGCCTGGCGGCCGATGTGGTGCGCGGCGCCGCCGAGAACAACGCCGACGCGATCTTCCGGCAGATCATGGCGATCTTCTCCGCGTCGTTCCTGATGCCGAGCGGCATCGCCATGAACCCGGCCGATTGGGCGACGACGGCGCTGATGAAGACGACGACCGGTGAGTACCTGACCGGCGGGCCCTTCGCCTCGATTCAGACCCCGACGCTGTGGGGCCTGTCGGTGGCCGTGACGCCCGTCCAGGCGGCGACTGTCGCCATGGTCGGCGCGTACAAGCAGGCCGCGCAGATCTTCCGCAAAGGCGGCATCCGCGTCGAGGCCTCCAACTCGCACGTGGACTTCTTCATCAAGAACCTGGTGGCCATCCGTGCGGAGGAGCGCCTGGCGCTGGCGGTCTATCGGCCGGCGGCCTTCGGCGAAGTCACCAGCCTCGGCGTGCCGGCGTAGGACGACGAGATGGGCTGCGGCAGCTGGTATCTGGAGACGCCGCCACCCTGCCCGGTCGACGACACGCCGTTTACGGCGTGTACGCCGGAGTCGGTGGCGCAGCGGCTCGCGCAGCAGTTGGCGGCGCAGGGGCAGACGTTGCCTCCCGGCACCCTGGTGGCGGTGCCGGTGGAACGTCCCCTTGGCCTCCCTGTGCCCTCGCCCGCAGCGCCGGCACCGCAGCCCACGTTCACGACCAAGACCTATCGCGGGAAGCATCCGAAACCACCGCGGACGCTGCCGCCGCATTCGCACCCGCACCGATGATTGCCCCCTGGCAAACGCCGCTGCGGTCGTTCTCAGTGCTGGTGACCCCGCCGGTCCAGGAGCCGCTCACGCTCGAGGAGGGGAAGCTCCGCGCCGGGCTCTCCTGGTCGTCGGACGAGCCTCCCTCCGGTCGGCCACAGTTGATGCTCGACCATATCGCCGCGGCGCGCGGCCAGGTCGAGCGCGATACCGGCCTGGCGCTCTTGACGCAGACCCGGGACGTCTACTTCACGACGATCGGCGACGGGTTGATTGCGCTGCCGTGTCAGGCGCTCCCGCTCCAGTCGATCGCGAGCATCACGCCGATTGCGCCGAGCTCGGCGCCGGCCTGGCGATCGGGCGCGTTCACGGTGAGCGGCAACCCCACGTGGCTCGACGCGCTGGGCGGCGTGCAGACGGGCGTGGCGCGCTGCGTCGTGGGCTGGACCGATCCGGCGGACTTGCGCCTCAAGGAGCCGCTCCTCTACCACGCCGTCGGCCTGATGACGGCCCACCTGGCGACGTTCGGCCGCGACCTGGTCACGGCGGACGCGTCGAACCTGGTGCCGTTCGGCTACGAAGAGGCGATCGCGTCGTATCGCCTGATCTGGCTCGTGTGAGATGGGACTCATCGCCCCATTCACGTCGATCGCGAAGCGGCCCCACCGGGTCGTGGCCGAGACGCTCGGGAAGCCGGTCCCGGACGGCGAAGGCGGGTACCGCGAAGACTGGCGGCCGCTGGATCCGCCGACGCTTTTCGTCGAGATCACGCCGATCACCGGCCAGGACGTGCAGCGGCTCGTGCCGGAAGGGACGGTCATCTCCGCCACGACGCATATCGTCAGCGGACCCTATCATCCGGGGCTGACGACGGAAGCGCAGCTGCGGCTCGGTGCCCGGACGTTCCGCGTCACCGGCGTCGTCTCGCGCGGCGAGCGGAACAGTGAGAGCGTCATGCTCGTGGCGGAGACGACGCGATGACGAGTGGCGTCCAGTGGACCGGTCTCGAGGAACTCAAGGCCGCGATGCGGGCACTCCCGCGGGAGCTGGCCGATCGGGCGGGCGGCACGGTCCGTCAGCGCGCCTATGCCGCGAGCGCCCGGATGCAAGCGGCCTATCCGGTCTCGGGCCGACGGAAGAAGACCGGCGGCCTGCGGCTGCGCGCCGGCGTGGACACCACCGAGGAGCTCTCGACGTTCGGGATTGTCGCGACGGTCCGCAGCCGCGCGAAGCACTCGCACCTCTGGGAGTTCGGCACGGGCCTACGCGTGACCAATAAGGGCCACCGGACGGGGCAGATGACGCCGAACCGCTACGGGGCGCCGGTCGCGGTGCCGACGATGATGCAGGAGCGCGCCCGGATGCACGACGAGATCGTCAGCATCATGCGGACGGCCGGCGTGCAGCTCGAGGTCGTGGAAACCACATGACCGCCCTGCTCCCGGACAGCAGCGCCGTCGACGAGGCGATCATCCAGCGGCTCAGTGGCGATGCGGCGCTCGCGGCGTTGATGCCCGACGGCGTGTATTGGGACGTCGCCGCCGGGAACGCGCAGGCGTTCGTGACCGTGTCGCTCGTCGACTCGCAGGACCAGTACCTCTTCGAGGCGGCGCAGGGCGAGGAGATCGAGACGTTGACCTACGAGGCCAAAGCGTGGGTGCTCGACACGAGCGGCCAGGCCTCGGTCCGCGAGGCGGCCGCGCGGATTCACCAGTTGCTGCACGGCGAGGCGTTGCCGGTCATCGACGGGTTCGCGTGTCTGGCGATTCTGCGTCGGGGTCGGGTCCGGCGCACCTATGTCGACACCATCAACGACGTGCGCTGGCTGCAGCGCGGCGGTCGCTATCAGGTCACGGTGCAGCCGCTCGCGATCACGGTACCTGGCTGAACGAAAGGACACATCATGGCGCGCAGACACGGAAGCTACGGACAGATCCTGATGGACGATGATCCGCCGGCCGAGCCGACAGCACCGTCGCCGGTGCTCGTCGCCTCGATGAACAAGTGGTCGCTCGATCTGAAGCGCGACCGGGCGGACGTGACGGCGTTCGGCGACACGAACAAATCCTCAAGAGGGTAAGACGGGGGCACGGCATGGAGACATGTCGCTGCGAACTGACTCTGATTGACTTGAACCCTGCGATGGGAACAAGGGGCAAGCGAAAGCAGCCTGAGAGACTAAGCGAGTCGGCATCCTTCGGGATGGTGCGATAGTCCGACCTCACGGGAATAGGAACCGTGAGAGGTGGCAGAAATGACCACCCGCCATCGAAAACGATGGTTACGAAGTAACAGCGTGACGTACAGGGGTTGCCGGACATCAGCGGGAGTCTGGGCGGGTTCTGGGATGCACCGAACGTCGAGATTTTCGACGTCGCCATGGGCGACACGGCGGCGTTCCTGAAGCTGATCCCGTCCTCGCTGGATGCGACGTACTTCTTCAGCGGCATGGCGTTCATTGACGCGAACATCGACGTCGACTCGGGCGGGGCCGTCACGATCGGCGGATCGTTCGCGGCGGCCGGCGCATGGACCCGCGATCCCGTGACGCCGTAAGCGGCGGCGGACTCGTCATCGGCCAGGCGCCGGCCGTCCGACCGTCCGTCCTCGACTCGACGCTGACCGGCGTCCACGGGCGGATCACGTGGCACGACTATCCGGCGTGCGATGTGCACCGGTTCACGATTCTCCGCAGCGCCCCGCAGGCCGGCCAGCGCGTCTGGTCGATGCGGGGCGCGGTGTCGCATCTCAACCCGCTGACGATCCGCCAGCAGCCGCTCGTCTTCGTCGCGCCGTTTCTCGGCAAGGACCGGGACGGCCGGCCGAAGCCGGCGGCGTGGTACTGGCCGATCGTGTCCCTGTCCGTCCATGAGCCCTTCTGCTCGGTGGTCCTCGGGCCGCCGATTGTGCCCGACACCATCGACCGCACGGCGCAGCTGCAGGGACTGCGGCTCGTGCGGTGAAGGAGGCCCGGTGAATACGTCCCCGATTCGGCGTCCCACGAAGACCACGATCAACATCTCGCGCGGCAACTGGATTGTCGTCAAAGACCACCTCACGGCCGGCGACCAGCGCGCCGTGATGAAGGGCTCGCTGAAGCGGGTCCGCACGCTGGCCGGCGAGGAACGGGAAGAAGTCGACGTCATCAACGCGCCGCTCGTCCAGGCGGCGGCCTATCTGCTGGACTGGTCGATCCGCGACCCGGACGGGAACCCCGTCAGCGTCCGCGGGCTCACCGACGAGCAGATGATCGCGGTCCTCGGGATGCTCGAGCCGGAAGACTGCAACGAAATCTGCCGCGTCATCGACGAGCACGATGACGCGATGCGGGCGCTGCGAGCCGCCGAAAAAAAAGCGGCCGATGGCGAGATCAAGTCGCCAGCGACCTCGCCATCGCCAAGCACTTCGGCTGGCGATACGAGTGGGTCGCCGAGCTCGATGCCGACGTCTACGAAGTCCTGATTGAGCAGCTGACGCAGGAGGACTGAGCGGGTGACCGTCACTGGCAAGTTCGTCGCGGACTTCACGTCGTTCGAGACGGCGGTCGAGAAGGCGCGCGTCTCGCTCGGCACCCTGGAAGTCAACAGCAGCAAGGTGCAGGCCTCGCTGCAGCGGATGGCGACGTCCTTTACCGGTCAGAAATTGATTCAGGATGCGCAGCTCGTGACGCGCGCGATCGAGGAAGCCGGCGGCGCCGCGGTCCTGACCGAGAAGGAAATGCGCGCGGTCAACGCCCAGGTGACCGAAGCGATCGCGAAATACAAGGCCCTCGGCAAAGAAGCGCCGAAGGCGATGACGGATCTCGCCGAGGCGACGAAGCAGGTCGAGCAGCCGGCGCTCACGAAGTGGTTCTCCGACCTCGGCTCGTCGATCGCCGGGACCGCCGCCGGCTTCATCAGTGCGCAGGCCGTCATCGGTGGCGTGCAGGCCGCACTCGGCGGCCTGGTGGATTTCCTCAAAGGCAGCGTCGACTCCTTCCTGTCGGCGGAAGCGGCCGAGAAGAAGATGACGGCGGCGCTCCGTTCGATGGGCCTCGCCACCCCGGAGACGGTCTCCGCGCTCAACGATCTTGCCGGGCAATTCCAGGAGACGACGACCTACAGCGATGACCTGATCTCGGAGATGGAAGCGCTGCTGATTCAGGTCGGCGGCGTCGCCCCGCACGAGATGGAAAAGGCGCTGACGGCCGCGACGGACCTGGCGGCCGGCCTCGGCATCGACCTGCAATCCGCGACGATGCTCGTCGCGAAGGCCTTCGCCGGGAATACCGAGGCCTTCAGCAAGTACGGACTGAAGCTGGACGAAGCGCGCGTCAAGACCGAAGGCGTCGCGTACGTGCTCGACGAGCTCGCCGACAAGTTCGGCGGCCAGGCGGCGGCCGTGACGGAGACCTATGCGGGGAAGGTCGCGCAACTCGCCAACGAATGGGACAACCTGAAGGAGGCCGTCGGCAAGCTGATCGTCGACAACCCGATCGTCGTCGGCATCCTCCGCGATCTCACGACGCTGATCCGCGGGGGCGATGATGCGCTGAATGACTGGATTGATACCTGGAAGGAGTTCGCCGGCCTCGCGTTCCTGCCGCCGGCCTTGAAGAACGCGCTCGATGAACTCAACGACTACTACGAGAAAGCGAACGAGGCCGCGGCGCTCCATCGCCAGATCAACGAGCAACTGAAAACGCCGCCGCCGTCCTTCGGCGCGAGGCCGGATACGGGCGCGGCCGATCAGCTCGCGCGGTCAAAGCAGGTTGTTGCCGAGACGATCGCCGGCTGGAAGGAAGAAGACGTCGCCCGGAAGGATCGGGAACGCGCGGCCGAGCAACATGCCGAGAAGATGCGCCAGCTCACGGCTGACCTGTTCGGCGGCTCAGCGCGTGCCCTGGCCCGCGACTATGTCACCGCGATCGGCTCCGTCGAGAACGTCAATAAACTCGGCGCCGAATCAACGACGCGCACGATCGAAGCCCTGACCGCCGGCATCCGCGCCTATCGGGAGATCGGCGAGACGGCACCGCAGGCGATGACGGACCTGCTCGACGCCACGCTCTCGTGGAATGCGATGGTCAATCCGACCATCGAGACGGTGCAGGACTTCGGCGGTGCGCTGAAGGCCCTCGACGTGCCGATGCAGGACTTCGGGCGCTGGCTGAAGCTGACGCCGCCGGGCATCAACGCCGCCGGCAAGGAAGCCCAGGACTTCGCCCATCGGATGCTCCAGTGGGATCCGGCGCTCCAGCTCGCGCAGGTCAACCTCGCGCAACTCTCCAGCGCGTTGGGGACGCTGGCGTCCGTCGCGCCAGGGGCATTCGGCGCCGTGGCCGGCGGCCTGAACACGATGCTGAATGCGACGAAGGGCATCAAAGAATCCTTCGGCGGCATCAAGGACGCCGTGGGCGCGTTCAAGCAGGGCCAGTCGCTCGCCGGCCTGACGAGCCTCGCCTCCGGGATTACCGGCGTCATCAGCGCCGCGATGATGGCCGTCCAGGGCATCAAAGCGATCTGGAACGCGTTCGACAACAACAAGGGCCGGGATGCCGTCGAGAAGTTCGCGGAGTCCTGGGGCGGGTTCGATGCGCTCCACGCGAAGTTGCTGGAAATGGGCGAGACCGGCGAACAGCTCTGGATCAAGCTGACGCAGGGGACCGGCCAAAACAATCCCGAGCAGGCCGCGCGGAACATCGCGGAAGTCGAGGAGGCGATCCGGCGTCACGAGGAGGCCGCGCGCGATGCCGGCGAGGCGACGGAGGAAGAAGCGCAGGCCACGATCGAGACGGCGACCGAAGCCGCGCAGGCGCTCGACGAACTCGCGCCGAAGATCCAGGCGAACGTCGAGGAATGGCGGAAATGGAGCGATGAGGTCACGGCATTCCTGCAGCAGGTCGCCGACGATATCCGATCGATGCCGCAGCCGTCCGTCCTGCCGGCGCCGACCGCAGCCGGCCTGACGGCGCCGGCTGCCGCGGAAGGTGGGGGCGGCACGGCAGTGATTGAACTGGATGGCCGCACCATCGCCGAAGCGGTGGTGCCGGAGATTTCCGGTGTCGTGAAACGGTACGGATTGGCCTAGCGATGCCGTTTCCCAGCCGGGTCAGTCACCGTCTCACGACGTCCAATCCGGGCGGGACCGCGGGAGAGCCGACGGACGCCGGACATGGCTGAACCGGCCTACGTCCAATCGACGCATCTCAACAGCTCAAGCGGGACAGCGCGATCCCTCGCGTTGCCGGCGCCCGTCGCGCCGGGGAACTGTCTGCTCGTCATCGTCAGCGATGGCGGGGGGGCGGTCCTCAGCAGTCTCACCTCTGATCGCGGGGATGCGTTCACCCTCGTCCTCGACCATGCGGATACCGGAGGACGACGGCAGCGGATCTACCGCTGCTTCGGGGCGGTCGGCGGCGTCACGACGGTGTCCTTTACGTGGAACACCAGTTACGGCGACACGTTCTATCTGTTCGAGATCAGTGCCACGTCGATCACGGCCTCGACGGTCTCGGACTTCGCCTTCGTCAGCGATCACTCGAACACGACGCCGCTGACCAACCTCGCGCCCCACGCGATGTTCCTCAAAGTCAGTCGCACCAACGTCGCCGCGAGTTCGATGCTGCCGGCTGCGGGGGACGGCTACACCCGGCGCGAGGCGGATGACCCCCTCTCGCAGTACGTGCAGACGAAAGACGTGTCGGCGGTCGAAACGAACGACGGCACCTGGACCTGCACGGTGGGCACCGCCCGATCGACCAATGTCCTGCTGGTGTTCGAGGGCGCCACGACCCCCCCCGTCGTCGAAGGGCTCGTCCTCACCATCGCCGGCACCGAGCGCCGGTTTCGCCTGGGCAGTCTGCGCATTGACAGCAGTATGAACGCCCTCGATCGCGCGTCGGCGATCCTGGATATTCTCGACGGGAGCCCGCGCCCGGAATTGGCCGATGAATTGGTGATCACCGAGGACGGGGTGCGGCTGTTCGGCGGCGTCCTGGACGATGTCAGCGAACGGGCCATTACGGCGGACGCCTCGAAGGACTTGATGGTCGCGATCGGCGCGGCGGATTTCAATACCTACGCGGATCGGCGCTATGTCATCAATCTGGCCTCGACGGCCGCGATGACGCTCAAGGCGACACTCGAGCTCCTCCTGCCGTACCTCACGCCCTTCGGCGTGACCTTGTCGCCGACGCAGGTCGATGGGCCCCTGGTGGAGCCCTTTTCTTGGCAGTACCGCCTCCTCGCCGACATTCTCAACGAGCTCGCGGCCGCGACCGCGTATGTCTGGGAAATCGACTACGCGAAAGTCCTCCGGATGTGGTACCCGGGGTCGGAGGTGGCCCCGTTCAATATTGTGGACGGCGAGCGGCGGGTCATCGGCGATATCGTCGTCAATCCGCTCGGCACGGAATACGCCAACCGCGTGATCGCGATTTGCGGGCCGGACGCGCCCCGCGATTTTGAGGACACGTACTACAGCGATGGCGTCAGCGCGACCTTCGCGTTGCGCTATCCGTTTCTCAATCATTATGGCGTCGTGTGGACGTTCGACGTCGCCCCGCCTGGCGCGGTGACCGGTCTTGATGTCCGGGTGGAAGGGACGCCCGGGTCGACGACGTATACCTATGCGGTCGCCGCGTACAACGGGTCCGGCTTGGGCCCGAAATCCGGCGCCAACTCCGTCAGTACCGGCCCCGCGACGTTGGATGCCGTCAATAAGATTCGCGTGGATTGGATCCCCGTCGCGAGTGCGACCGGGTACGTCATTTATGGCCGGACCGGCGTCACGACCTATCTGGATGTCAACATCTACGGCGAGACCGTCTACTACGACGACGACGACCACGACATCGAAAAGCCCGGCGATCCGTCGTTGCCGGACGACTTGGGCCATGCGGAGACCTTGTCGGATGTGCCGGGCGCCGCGCAGTGGTGGTTCAATGCCGCGGCGAATCCGCCGACGTTCACGCGCAATGCCGGCCCGTTGCCGGCCGGCACGGAAGTGCGGATTCGCTATCACGTCGCCTGGCCGATCATCCTGACGGCCGATGATGCCGCGGAACAGGCGGCGCATGGCATTCACGAAGTGTTGGTCCGCGACGAAAACGCCTGGACGCTGGCGCAGGCGCAGGCGGTCGCGGATAACGCCCTGGCGAAATATGTCGATCGCCGCCGCATCGTGGAATACACCACGCTCGAGGCAGGCCTCGCCGTGGGGCAAACCCAAACGCTCGTCATCGCCCGCCGCCAACTGGACGGCCAGTTTCTGATAACCGATATTGCGATCCAGCAGGACCGTGTCGCCCTGCTGCGACGGACCGTCACGCTCCAGGAGGCCTCGACGTATCAGGGGTCCTGGCGCGACGTGTACAAGCTCTGGGCGGGGTCTGGCAGCGGGGGCGTCGTCGCCAACAGTGGCGGGGCGGTCGCCGGCGGCGGCACCGCGCATCGCCTCACCCACGAACCGGGCGGCAGTGATCCGTTGGCCGTCGACAACGATGCGGCGGTCGGCAGCTTGCGGACCCTGGGCACCGGGCCGCGCCAGGCTGCGCCCGGGTCGGCGTTGGCAGACTACCTGCTGCTGTCGGACGTCGACGAGATCGACGTCACGACGCTCGCGGGGTATCCGGGCGGGACGACGACGTTCTTGCGCGCCGATGGGACGTTCGCCCCGCCCACGGCGGCGGCGACGGGCAGCTGGATTCCGCTGAGTGCGGGCACCGAACCGCTGACGTGGGTGTCGGATGGGGCGGGCCATCCCATCCTCGTGGGGTACACGCCATGAGTGACCAGACCTTGAACCGCTTTCTGGCGCGCGGCACGGCCGCCGCCCGCGCCGCGTTTACGCCGGCGCCGCCGACCCCGGCGAGCGGCCCCGACCCCGGATATGTCTGGTATGAGACCGACACGGGGCAGCTCTACGCCTGGGACGGCAGCGCGTGGGACGTGGCGGGCACGGGCGGCACTCCGGGCGCGCACGCAACGAGTCACGAGACTGGCGGCAGCGATGCCATCGACACCCTCGATGCCGCCGTGATCACCAGCGGCACGATCGCGAGCGCGCGGCTGCCGGCGCGGATCGGCGCGGTCGGGCTGATCATTGACGGCGGCGGCAGCGCGATCACGACGGGGGTCAAGGGCTTTGTGCGCGTCCCCTTTGCGTGCACCATCACCGGGGTGACGCTGCTCTCGACCGATGCCAACGCGACGGCTGGGTCCATCGTCGTCGACATTTGGAAGGATACTTACGCGAACTATCCACCGACGGTGGCCGACACCATTACGGCGAGCGCGAAGCCGACCTTGAGCAGCGCCAACAAGAGCGAAAACACGACGTTGACCGGCTGGACGACCGCGATCGCAGCGGGCGACGTCCTCGGGTTCAACGTCGACAGCGCGGCGACGGTCACGCGCGTCATGCTCACGCTGACCGTGCAGGCGGGTTAATCATGGCGCTGCTCTTCTGCGCCATGACGGGAGAGGCGACGGACGCCGGACATGGCTGAACCGGCCTACGTCCAATCGACGCATCTCAACAGCTCAAGCGGGACAGCGCGATCCCTCGCGTTGCCGGCGCCCGTCGCGCCGGGGAACTGTCTGCTCGTCATCGTCAGCGATGGCGGGGGGGCGGTCCTCAGCAGTCTCACCTCTGATCGCGGGGATGCGTTCACCCTCGTCCTCGACCATGCGGATACCGGAGGACGACGGCAGCGGATCTACCGCTGCTTCGGGGCGGTCGGCGGCGTCACGACGGTGTCCTTTACGTGGAACACCAGTTACGGCGACACGTTCTATCTGTTCGAGATCAGTGCCACGTCGATCACGGCCTCGACGTTCACGGATCTCGGCTCGGGTACCGTCAATCACTCGAATGCGACGCCGCTGACCAACACTGCGCCCCATGCGATGTTCCTCAAGACCAGCCGTACCAACGCCGCCATGACCACGACCGTGCCGGTGGCGGGGGACGGCTACACCCGACGTGAGGCCGATGACCCCCTCTCGCAGTACGTGCAAACGAAAGATGTGACAGCCGTCGAGACGAACGACGGCACCTGGACCTCGACGGGCGGTGTCCGATCGACCAACGTCCTGCTGGTGTTCGAGGGCGCCGTGAGCGCGCCTGCCGCCGCCGAGCGCGTCGAGCCGTTCGTGTGGATGCCGGTGTAGCGATGCCAAACCCCACCGCGGCGATCGGGTTAGCCGTCTGACTGGAGATGAGCGACGACGATGCCGACTGACTTCCGCCCGCGACCAGGCGCGCGTGATTGGGCGGGTCGATCCGCGTTCGTGCTCGCATGCGGCCTGGCGCTGGGCTGGGCCGGTGCGATCCTCTTTGCCGCCGTCACCGTCACCACCCGGCCCGTGACCGAGCAGGCGGCGCAGTTCATGAGCGCGATCGGCGGCGCGATCGCCGGCGCGCTCGCCACCTACCTCGGCTCGACGCTGCATCATCCTGGCGAACCGTTACGGCGACGTCGGGACGATTGGCCGCCTGGCGACGATCGACACCGACCGTCGCCGAGTCTCACCGATCCTGACCGAGTCTGACCAATCGGGGGAACCCTTCACAGTTCCCGTCTAGAATGGGGGCCCATGACGGAGATCAGGCTGTCCGAGGCGCAGCAGAAGAACGTCTGGGACGGGTGGTTGGGCGCTGAGATTCGCGCGAACTACTTCGCAGACCTGTGCGGTCGATACCAGCGGTGGCAGCGGCTCATCACCTTCGCGACGTTGCTGACATCATCCGGCGCGGTCGCCGCGATCCTGCGCAATCTCGATCCGGCCGTGCAACTGTCCCTGGCGCTGCTCACCGCCGCGCTCAGCCTGTGGAGCACAGTACACAACTACAACAAGAGTGGCACCGACTGGAGCGACCTGCATTTTCGCTGGCGCACGCTCGCACGCCAGTACGAAGCCCTGTGGCAGGACATGTATGCGCCCGACAGTCCGGCGACGTTGGCGGCACTGCTCGTCAAGGATGCCGAAATCGGGAAGAGTTCGACCGCGTTCCCGCATCGGGAACGGTTGATGGCGAAGTGGCAGGACCATGTGGTCAGCCATCACGGCGGGCCGGCGGCGGCGTGACGACGAGTCCGCAGCGGCCGGGCGACGTCACGCGGCCGGATCCGAACCCGGATTCAATCAAGTCATGGCCGCCCCTCCCGAAGCCGTTACCCCCGCCGCCGCCTCCACCGCCGCCCCCACCCGTACCGCCGCGTCGTCCTGAGCCGTAGCGCCGGCCCGTCACCGATTCACAGACACCGCGGGGGGGAGGGCGGCGAGACGGCTATCTGACTATCGGGTGAGCTGCGCGCGATTGGTCTTGATCCACTTCTCCACGCGACCGTGCACATCGAGGGCGACTTGCGTCCACGACGGCGGGATGCCGAGGGTGCTGTCTTCGACACGCTGTCCGACAATCTCCGTTGAGTAGTCCCCGGCGGTCAACTTGAGCGTCAGCGCCTTGAGGCCTCTGCCTTTCGACTGCAGCTGGCCGGTGAGTGCGTCGCGTGTTACCTTGCGCTCATCCGTCGTGCCCGCACCGCGGCCGACGACCTCGATGATGACCACCGCCTCGCCTGGCGTGTCCACCAGTCGCACGAGCTTCTTGTCCCACCGGAGCTTCTGCAGATCTTTCGTCGAATCGATCCGCGCCTGCAGCGCTTCGTCGACGAACTCCGCGGTGGGCGTGACGATGTGCATCGGCACTGGCGCTGCATCATCGCTGGCCATCGCTGGCGCCAGGGCCGCCACGACCATCATCGCCGCTATGAACTGTCGCATGTCTCTCCTTCGCTTCCTGTCTTCCAGGGTTGCGGGTGCAATTCGGCGGACCACTTGGGCTGGACGTGGTTCAACGAGTTAGCGGCCGCGCCGGCGAGATGTTTGGCTGCGGCGAGAAAACTCGTTTGACGAGGGCCAGACTTCCCACGGTCGCCGGAATGGACGTACGAGGCTCATGTCGCCTTCAGCGTGGACGCAGGAGCGGCGATCGCCGGTGCGCCCGAGGGTGAGTCCGGCCACGTGACAGCGCGTTCCTAGCCGCCTGCTGGCCGTTGGCGTGGGCGAACTTGCATTTTCAAAATGCAGGATCGGGTGGGCAGTCAGGCGATTCGGGTCGTTTTTGTTTGTGCAAATTTTGTGCAAATCTGGCGGGGAAGGCGTGCGTTCCAAGGAGGGACGTTCTCAGAAACGAGAGAAAACACTCAATGTTTCTGCACGAGTCCTCACGCGTCCGGGAATCCAACCTGCTTAGAAGGCCGATGCTCTATCCAACTGAGCTACGGGCGCGTATGAACTATAACACCTAATGGGTCAATGGCTTAGCTCGCCGACCTCCTTTCACAGGTGACGCCGACTGGCGGTGTAGTTCGGCCTTTTTGTGCAAATTTTGTGCAAATCTCGCGGCGTTCGCGGCCTCCTCCTGCGCCCGCCGCATCGCCTGCCGCATGTCCTCCCGTTCGATGTTGAGGTAGCGGGACGTCGTCTCGATGTTGGCATGGCCGAGCAGGGCCTGGACCGCCCCCAGGGGCCACCGCTGCTCGAAGTGGAGCCGGCACGCGCCTTCCCGGCGCAGGTCCCGGAACTCCAGATCGATCTCCGTGGTGAGTCGCGTGCGGCAGGCCGCCGTCAGCTTGCCCTGGCCCCGCTCCCACTCCGGCGTGATGCCATGGGCCCGGAGGAGCGTGGTCTCCCACGCCTTCTTGGGAAACGGGAGGCGCTCGCCGACCTCATTGCCAAACACATAGGCGCTCGGCGGGAATGGCCGCCCGGCCGGGTCGAAGCGCACCATCGCGAGCACCGCCCGCAGCCGGGACGTGATCGGGACATAGCGGTGCTCGCCGTCCTTGGTGTCCTCGGCATCGAGCCGGATCCAGTCCCGCTCGATCTGGGCCCATTGGAGCTCGATCAGTTCCCCCTGCCGGGCGCACGATTCTAGCGCGGCGATGATCAACCGTTGCAGCCGCTCGTCGGCGTGCCGGATCAGGCGGTCTTCTTCGCTCGCCTGGATGATCGTCCCGTCCTGGTCGATGACGGCGAGGTGCAGCCGTCGCTTGCGGACGTCCTTCCGTTCACTGCGGCGCCGAATGTCCGTGTCTGGCTCGAACCACGATCGGGTGATGAGCTTTTTCTTGACACCCCACGCCGACAGCAGCCGACAGAGCTGCAGGTACTTGTTCCGGGTCGAGGCGGACGTGCCGCGGACCTGCAGCGCGAGCTCGAGGTCGGCTTCGGTGATCAGATTGATATCCATGTCGCCGAGCGGCCCGTGGACGCCAGGCGCGTCATAGAGCTGATTGAGCCGCGCCTGGTCATCGGTGATCGGCGCTCCGGGCGCGGCCAAGCGCGACTGACCCTCGTATTTCCCTTTACGCTTCGGACAGCCCACGAGAAAGACCGGGCCGTACTGCCGCAGCGTCAGTGATCTGGCCGAATCGATCGTCGCCGTCGTCGGGCGACGATGCTGATACCAGGTCGCCTCGTTGAAGGTGCCGGCCTTGATGGCGTCGCGCAGGGCGTCAGCCTCGGTGATCGCGTCGGTCTTTGAGTCGACGTGGCGACGCAGCAGCTTGTCGAGGCTGAACCGATACGGCTGGCCCTGCCAGAAAGAGTTGACGTACCACGGGTGTGGACACTTGGCCCACGTCCGGCGACCGCACCGACACCGCTTGCGCAGCCCGTCGTTCGTCGCGTTCATTCGCGTCACGCGCGCTGAGGATCCGGTCGTGGTCTGCTGCGGTCTTGCCATTACTGCCCGCCCCTGTGCTGCCCCTGGAGTCGGCGCAGTTGATCCTCTGGTGACTCCTCGCTTTCGACCGCCCCGCCATGCACTTCGATGGTGAAGGTCTGTCCTTCGGTCGGGACCGCTTCGCGATAGCCCGTGTCAAAGTTGTTCCAATAGCGCACGCCGCGGGACCAGGAAATGCAGCACGTCGGATCCCGCAACAGCTGTTCGACGTGGCCCAAGAACATGGCGATCTGGTCGTCGTTCAGCGGTCCATGCTTCATCATGATCAACTGACCTTCCGTGGGCGCCCGCCGAGCCGGCCGTTGGCGCGGGCCGCGGCCGCCTTACGGGCGCTCGTGCGCTGGCCGACGAGCGCCGCCGCCGAGACGATCGACACCACGGGCGCCCGGCTCGTGCCGCGCTTGACGGCCGCGACCTTGACCGCGTTCCCGGTTCCGTGCGGTTCCGCATCTGGGAAGCGTTCGAGATACCCCGTCAGCGCCTCGCGGATGGCGCGTTCACACGCGCGCTGCGTGGCGCGCTGCGCATACACCGGCAGGCCGACGACATAGGCGCTGATCGCGCCGGAGTCTTCGCGTTCAAAGACAATCGGAAAATGGGACGTCACTTGAGTAGCCCTGCCTCTCTCAGGATCCGGTTGCCCAAATGCCCCGCGTCGTGCCCATGCACGGTCAGCCAGAGGCGCTTCCCGGTCGTTGGATGCACGAATAACCGGTGACTGCCTTTGCCCGTGCGCTGCTCGACGAACCCGGCCTGGGTCAACTTTCGGATGAGTTCTTTCCACGTCACGAGAGACAGTATAACCGAACGATGGGTTATTGTCCAGTCGGGAGCCGCTCAGTGGCGGCCTCATCGCTCCACGCGCACGTAGCACTTTCGACCGAGGTCGTATCGGACCTCACCCGGGTGCAGACGCTGAAACGTCTGCAGGTCCTTCGACGCCTGCGGCATCGAGATGTCGAACTTCCGTTGCAGGTGCTCGCGATTGATAAACCCGTAGATCCCGAGCATCTCCGTGATCCAGGCCTGGCGCTGACGCTCACACCAGGTCATTCGCGTGGCTCTCGCTGTTGCCAGACGCCCAACTGGGCGTACTGCACGTCTGGTTCGTTCAGATTCGGCCGACCCATTCGCCGAGCCAACGGGGTCCCGCCCCAGATCAGGCGCGCGAGCAAGCACTCGGCACCATCGGCTGTCAGGCCGCGGGGGTGCTGGCGTCTGTAGTCCTTGATCGAACCGCCGCGCTCAATGATGTCGCTCAGGTACTGGAACTCGCGCTGCTGCAGGATCACCGCGCCGGTGCACTCGTACGTGACGGTGTGGTCCTTGACGTAGTTGCCGGTCGCCTGCCGCATCATCGGGTCCGTCGGGTGGCACGTCATCGGATCGCCCTTGCGCAACTGAGCCCACAGCCGTTTCAGGTTCGCCGCTGTGTACCAGCGATACTTCTGGTTCTCGACCAGTGGCGACGGCTTTCCCAGGTTCGACCGCCGCCACGGGCACGCCGCACACGGCTCGTGCTTGCAGACTTCGACGGGACCCCTCATGGTTCTTCGAACTGACGACACGCGCCGCAGAACCGGTGGCGGACATCATTCAGGTTGTAGGAGGTCCGGCCGCACCACGGGCACGTATAGGAGGGCAGGCCCGCAGGAATCCCCGATCCGTCGATGGCCCTGAGCGGTTGAATCTCGACGTCCGACGGATGCCAGCCATTGCGAGTCACCCACTCGACGGCGGCGTCATAGGAACGCAAGGGCCCATAGCACGATCGCCAGACGCCCTTGTCGTTGTCAGTGATGACGATCCACTCCATCAAGGGCCTCAGCGGTCCTCGGCGGGGTCGTCGCCGCGGCGCAGCACTTCGAGCACGGTGGGACAGTCGGCGAAGTAGTCGCGCACACCCACCAGGAAGCGTTCGCCGGCGAGCCGGTTGACGCCCTGCAGCTGAGGATGCCGCAGCGCGAGCTGGACCACGCCGGCGAGTTGCAGCGCCGATTGCGGTTGCAGGGCGAGCTCCATGAATGTCGGCTTGTGTTGAATCTCGCGGGCCATGGTCCGCACGATCTGTTCGTCAGTGGTCATGGGCTTTCCTTCCGTTCGGCCTTCAGGACTCTCAAGGCGGCGCGCGCCTCGGCGCGATCCGCGAAATAGCGGCGCCAGCGGCCGCGGGCATCGTCGAATTCGAGAAACCAGAGTCGTAGCGGATCGCGGCACGGCCCGATGCGCGGGAGCCGAGAGGGCGGCTTACGACCAACAGCCTTCACGGCCACACGCGAAACACGTCCCCCCGATGTGCGCGGACGCCGGATGCGCACAGCTCCGGCACCGGCAGTCGCGTCGCAGGCGGCCGACCAGCGATCGCATGACACAGTCCTCGGCGTGGCGCGTCGCGCCGCCGGCGGGGGAGCTCGACGCCACACCAGGTGCAGAACGTCGGCAACAGATTGGCCGGCGCATAGTCCGTCGTCGCGACCGGGCACACCGGCGCATGGAGGGTGCACTCCCGGGGCCGCTCGTCCGCAAACCGCACCCCGCACCACGGGCAGAACTGTGGGTCGTCAGCGGGCATGGCGGGACGATCGAGGACTCAGACGAAGACCCGCCAGATCGACAGGCGGTCGCCAACAGTGCGCCTGGACGGAGCGGGATGAGGGGATTGACTGCGGAGCCCGATCAGGTTGCGGAGGATGGTTACGACCATGGGCGCCGCCTCTGGATTGTCGCGCCCGAGGATGGGTGCGAGGGTCACGATTTCTCGCACGGGATCACCGATGGATCCTGACTCCTGTGGCTGATGAAACGAGAGCACGTTGCCGTTGCGAATCATTAGCAGTCCCCTCCTCCACATCTCTCGGCGGGATGTCTGCTCACGCCCTCCGTCGCAGCTTGCGCGCGCGAGGTTTGATCCCCAGTTTTTCGTACTGCCCCAGCATCTCCTCCAGTGAGTCGCGGAGATGGGGCGGTAATTGCTGCATGCGCTTGGCGAGGGCCAGCACCTCGTCCTCAACTTCCATCCCGTCGGCATCCACGGCCCGCAACGCGTCCATCAGAATTTTGCGGATCGTGCCGCGCCTGTCTTCATCAGAGCCGCGGCGCAGGGGCGAGACGAGGACGCGATCCAGCGGCACGTCGAGCTTGCGCGCAATCTCCTCGAGGACGCGCGTCTGGGTATGGAACCCGCGCACGATCTGGCTGATGGTTTTCGTCCCGATCTGCGTGGCTTTGGCGAGATCCGCCTGACGCCACTTGCGCTCATTCAGCCAGTGTTGGATCGCGTCGCCCCATGGTCCGGTTCCCCGTTTGGCTTGCGGCATCTCATCGGGAGAATAGCCGTCCCCTGCCAGAACCGAAACCAGCCGCTTCATGGCGCAAACATACACGTGGTTATTAAAAATAACAATTTGTTCTTGACCGATGGTAAAAAAAGACTATAACAGGGGCTTTTCGACCATGGGTGCACGACGTTCACGACACGATCTTCGACTGAAGATCGCCATCATCGAAAGCCGCCGCACGCAGCGCCGCGTGGCGCTCGATACGCGCATCGCGGAAGTGCGGCTGAGCGCCATCGTCCGCGGCCAGCCGGCCACGCCCGACGAGCAGCAGCGGCTCGCCAAATACCTCAACCGCCGGATCACCGATCTGTTCGACGTGGATCCCACGGCCGACAGCGCGATGCAGTAAGACCCGTGACCTCAGTGCCGCTGCTCGTCGTGCAGACGTACTACTGCGAACCACCGCGCGGCCGCCCGCCGTACTTCGAGATCCACCTGGCGCCGCTGGCTGACGAGGCGCTCGACGATCCCCGGCCGCGCCGGCGCGATGCCTTTCTCGCGCATCGGTGTCACACGTGCCTGGTGGTGGTCACCGCCGACCGCGATCTCTACATCGACGCCCTCGACGCGGAGGGCACGACGCATCGCCTCGTCGCGCAGTGGCACCGCGAGCCCCCCTACTCCGTGCTCGACCGACTGGAGGCCGCATGATGCCGACGTCGCCCTCGCCCTGGCTGACTGCTCACGAAGCGGCCGACCGCCTGCGCATCACCGAGAAGACCCTGTATCGCGAAGTGAAGGCCGGCCGGCTGCGCGCCGCCCGCATCGGCGGCCGGCGCTCGCTCCGCTTCCTGCCGGAGTGGTGTGACGCCTATCTCGAGGCCTTCGCCACCCCGGTCGAGATCTATCCGTTCCAGGTCGGGAGGAAACGATGACGACGGAGAACCCAGATCACGACGAGCGCAACGAGACGGCGCTGACGGTCCCGGCCACGCTCAGCGACATGGCGCGCCTGCGGCAGCGCGGGCGCGAGATGCTCGAGACGAAGGCCGAGCTCCTGCACACCGCGCGCGGCTTTGGGCTGAAGGAGACGCACCCCACCGACTGGGTGCTCTTCAAGGCGCCCGACGAGCACGGCGGCCAGGTCGTCGGCTATCTCTCCGACGCCGGCTGCGATCGCGTCCGCGACATCTTCGGGATCGAGGTCTACGACGTGACGCCGCCGGTGCGGATCGCCGGCGCCGTGCCCGGCGAGTTCATGTATGTGCAGAGCGCCAGCGGCCGATCGAAGTTCACCGGCCAGGTCGTCGAGCACATCGAAGGCGGGCGCTCGTCGACCGACGACTTCTGCAAGGACGTCGAAGGCCCGGCCCTCGAGCTGCTCGTGCGGAAAGCCTGCCGCGCCAACACCGACGGCAACATCACGCGCGAGCTCGCCGGCCTGAAGGCGGTGCCGCTCGAGGAGCTCGCGCGCGCCTGGGACGGCTCGCCGAAGAAAGTCGAGCAGTGCCGCCTCGGGCGCGGGTTCGGCTCGCGCAGCGAACGCCTCGGCGGCACCTCCGAGCGCGTGCCCGACGTCACGCCGCCGGTCTGTCCGCATCACAACATCCCGCTGGTCTATCGACCCGCCAAAGGCAATCGCGGGGCGTTCTACGGCTGCAGCAAGTATCAGGAGCACCCGAAGACGGCGAAGCCGGTGATCGTTGATGCCGCGACGTGGGTCGTCCAGCAACAGGCCGCGGCGCAGCAACAGCCGAAGCCGGCGCCGGCGACGAATGGGAAACCGGAGAAACCCGAAGCACCAAAGCCCGAGCCGAGCGGGCCGTGCGCCGTCTGCGGCAAGGCGCCAGCAGAACACGCGACCGCCGATCACGAGTGGGAACGCAAGTGACCCCCGAGCTGCTCGACGTCGCGCCGGCGCAGCTCGCCGAAGCGATCGAGACCGCCTGGGCCCATCAGCTCGAGCGGCAGCGGCGGCCGACCGCGCCGCATCCCTACGTCTACGCGTCGGCCTGGCGCCCGTGCACGAAGCGCATGGTCCACGAGCTGATCGAGCCCGACAAGTTGCCACCCTACAGCGTCGAGACGCTGGCGAAGTTTCAGCGCGGCGGCGATCGCGAGCGCGACCTGTTGATCGATCTGATTCGCGTCGGACGGGAAGCGGAGCCACCCTTCGAGGTCATCGGCCAGCAGCAGCGGTTCGAACTGAAGGACCGCAAGGGCCGCGTGGCGATCGCCGGCAAAGTCGACGCGCGCCTCCGCGTGAGCCCGACGAAAGCGGCGCCGCTCGAGATCAAGGCGTGGTCCCCGACGCTCGTCGAGCGCATCGAGACGTTCGCGGATCTCTTCGCCAATCCGTGGACGCGGAGCGGCGCGCACCAGCTGCTCACGTATCTGTTCGGCGCCGGCGAGGCCTTCGGCTTCCTGCTGCTCGATCGCGCCGGCCTGCCGCTGCTCCTGCCGGTGGAGCTCGAGGCGCATCTCGATCGCGTCGAGGACTTCCTGACGCGCGCGGAAGCGGCGCTCGATCATGTCGCGGCCGGCACGCTGCCGCCGTTTCTCGTCGGCGATGCCGGTGAATGCGGCCGATGTCCGTTCTACGGGTCGGTGTGCAATCCGCCGACGTCGCACGCCGGTGCCGTCGTGCTCGACGATCCCGAGCTCGAGCAGCTCCTCGACCAACGCGAGGCGCTCCGCGGGCCGGGCCTCGACTACGAACGGGTCGATCGCAAGGTGAAGGACCGGCTGCGCGGCATCGAGCTGGGGATCGCCGGGCCCTACGCCATCAAGGGCACGTGGGGGAAGCAGTCGCGCCTCGAGCTCCCGCCCCAGATGCGCCAGGCTTTCACCGTCATCGACCCCAAAGGCCGTTTCACCTTGGAGATCACGCGGGTGCAGTGATGCGCTGCGCCTGCACGGACATGACGTTGTGCGCGATGCATCGCCGGAACCGCGATCGCATCGCACGACTATACCGAACGGAGCCCACCGATGCGCGTGACGATCAACGTCGAGAACCGGTACGAAGCGGATCTGATTGCCCGAGCCATCGAGGACCCGACCGTCAAGGCCGCGGTGCTGGTGACCGGGATGCTGCTCGACTTGCCGACGGTCCCGGCCCGGCGTGAGGTCCTCAGCTTCGCGCTGTCGACCGTCGCCGGCCAGGAGAGTGGCCCGCGACCGCCGTCCCCGTTACGCCTGCACGATGCGACCGGCACCAGCGGCGACTGACCCCGGGGAGGACGTCGTCGTGATCTACCTCGATGATCGGCTGCCGACGCATCCGAAGATCCTGCGGGCGGGCGCGCTACTCGGCAACCGGACGGGGGACGCGTTCTTGCTCTACGTGGTGGGGATTTCGTACGCTCGAAACCAGCTCACCAACGGTTTTTTACCCGACACGTTCGTGACGTCTTGTGGCCTCGTAGCGACACCACAAGCGGTCGCAAACGCCCTCAGCAACCGGGGGGTCCGACTGTGGCGAAAGGTCCGCGGCGGCTACCAGATCCACGACTACCTCGACTTTAACCCGAAAGCCTCTGAGGTCAAGCGGAAGCGGGCGCAGGACCGCAAGCGCAAAGCGCTCGAGCGGGCGGCGAGCAACGGGCGAAACGCCGCGCACAATTTGTCCACGACGGACATTTCGCGGACTCGCGCGCGCGCGGTACCACGTACCCACGTATCCACGAATCCACACGGACGGGGTGGTACTAGCAACCAGCTCCAAGTAGAGACGCCTGTCTTGATCCGTACAACTAGCAAAAACCTACCGCCGCGCTCCGCGCGACGGGATTCCCTCTTGGAAAAGTGCCATGCGGAAACCGATCGGGTTTCGGCAGTTGTGCATGGTCGCACGCGAGATCCTGACAGCGGATCGCCGCCTCGACGACACCGAGTGGCGCGAGCGCATCAAGGACCGGATCATCGCGCTCGGCTACACGTACCCGCAGCCGTGGTCGCTGCTCACCGATGCGATGACCCAGGTCGAGCGGGCGCTCGAGCGGCGGTGGGGACCGCGACCACCGCCGTTGCCGCCGGTGCCGCCGCCGCGCGACCCCGATCGCGGATCGCCCTGGCACATTCCACGACAGCGCACCGACCAGGGCGCGTGGATGGGGCCGGCGCGCATTCTTCCAACACTGGCCGAGCACGTGCCCGAGGCCGTCGCCGCGATGCGGAAAGCCGCGGCCTCGCCTGCGGTGCGACGCGCGATTCGAGCCGCCCAGGCGCGCGAGCTCGCGGAAGCGGCGCAAGCCGCGCAGGAACCGTCGACCGAACACCTACGGCGGCTTCAGGCCGCCATCGAGGCGCTGCGGGCCTCGCGAAGGCTGCGTGAGGCCGCTGGCGATGGAACGCCCGATGGTGACGTTCACGGTGATCGGCGAGCCGCAGCCGAAGGGATCGACGAAGGCGTTTGTGCCGAAGTCGTGGGCGGCGAAAGCCGTCGCCATGGGTGAGGCGCCTCGCGCGATCGTGACGTCGGACAACCCGGCGGCGAAAGGCTGGCAGCAGCTCGTCGCCGAGCGCGCCCAGACGGTGCTGACCGGCGACGGGCTCTTCGTCGGTCCCGTGCGCGTCGCCGTCGTCTTCCGGCTACCGCGGCCGGCCTCCCTGCCGCGAAAGGTCCAGCATCACCTGAAAAAGCCCGACGTTGACAAGCTCGCGCGCAACGTCCTCGACGGCCTGCGCGGTGTGCTCTACGCCGACGATCGGGCGGTCGTGGATCTCCGCGCTCGGAAGGTCTACGCCCCGACCGGCAGCGCGCCGGGCGCGGATATCACGGTCGGCCTGGTGGCGCCACCGCCGGCGGCTGAGTGGACGTCGCGGGATCTGTTCGCGGAGGTGTGAATGCGACCGCCGGTGATTCATGAGGCCAGTGCGCTGGTGGACGGCGTGCAACGGTGCGTGCGCTGTGGGGTCATCCTCACCGACTACCGAGAGGCGATGGTGCTCGAAAGCGATCGCCCGCTTCGCGGGTGGCCGGCCGGCGCATTCATCGAGGTCGCGGCCGGTGGGCCTGGCGTGCCGACGTTTTCGTCGACGACCGAGGACGCGCCGACCTGCGAGGTGTCCGAATTCTGAAAGTGACCAATGGACCATTCGGAGCTGCTGAAGCTCGTGAGCGTGTTGATCGTGCTGGTGTGCATCATGGCCGCGGCCGAGATCATCAAAGCCGTCTGGCGGATCGACGACGATGACGACGTGTCCTGAGTGCCGCGGCAATGTCCAGACCGTGATGGCGCGCGGCGGCCGCGGCCCGCAGGGCGGCGATCTGATTGTGTGTCTGGCGTGCGGCGCGATCTGCTCGTTCTGGTCGGACTTAACGCTGCACACGCTGCAGCCGCACGAGGCGCGGCATTACGACCCGATGCTGCTCCTCCAGGCCATTGCGATCGCCGACAACATCATCGCCAGGAAGCGGATGAATTGACCATGGGGAAGAGGTGACGAGATGAGCGTGCCGAATGAATACCAGTTCGTGTGTGACGTCGTCGGGCCGCGCTTGGCGATCGTCGGCGACGAGGAGGAGACGCGTGCGAACTCCTTCTGGGCCTGCAACGATGGTTGCGTGCAGATCCGCCAGAAGGATCCGCGCTGGGGCCTGCTGATCAAGACCGGCGGGGCGCAGGTCGAGAACAGGGCGGCGGATATCTGGGCGTATGACCTCGGCAACGGCACCCTGCAGGTCGTCGACATGATTTCGAACGCCGAGGGCGCGCCCCCACCCGAGGGTGGCGCCCGCACCCCACCAGGGCCTGCCTGGAGCGAGAAGGACATCCGCTCGATCAGCGAATGGGTCGTGCCATACAACGACATGCCGGCCCCGGGACCCGATCCCGGCCCGAGCGGCGACACCGTGACCGTGCCGACGGCCGCGGCGTTCGAGAAGCTGAAGGCGGACATCGCCTCGCTCGATGAGCGTCTGATGGCGCTGGAAGCCAACAACGGGAACACCGGCTTCCCGTCGCGCATCGCGCTGCGCACTTGGCGCGGGCGGTATGTCGTCGCGGTCAACGATGAGGCCTATTCGGTCGCGGCGGATCGCGAGAGCGCCGGCGCGTGGGAAACCTTCGACGTGGAACCGAAGTGAACGCGAGGCGCAGCCATGAAGACGCCGAGAGTACAACCGGATTCAGAGGTGGCGCTTCGAGGGTTGCCTCACGGATGGATTGGTCAGTGCCATCGCCGAGGGTGTCGTCATCGGGCGTCGGTGTTAATCGAGGTCGACGGCACGGTCCAGGGCGAGTACTGCCAGCGACACGCCGGTCAGATGTTCAGAGAGCTTCGTGATCGATTGCGCGAAAAGCTGGATGCGCAGGTGGACAAGGAGGTCGCGCCATGAAAGTCAAGAAACTCCCCAAGGTCGCGTATCGCCTGCTCTCGCGCGAGGAGTACCCCGAGGCCTATCGCCGCGTGACCGACCTGGTCACGCGGTATCACGAGGAGCTCGCCAGCGCCCGGATCGCGCTCGCGTGGTGCACGTCGTGGAAGCGGGACACGGACGGCAACTTGACGCTCGGGAAGTGCCGCCGCGCGACGGCCCTCGATCGGCAGTTGCACGAGTATGACTTCGTGATCCTGCTCAATCAGGACTTCTGGATGAATCCGCAGACCACCGCGATTCAGAAGGACGCATTGCTCGATCACGAACTCTGCCACGCGATCGTGCGCGTGGACCCGGAGACCCACGATCCGCTCGTCGACGAGCAGGGCCGGATCGTGTACCGGCTCCGGCGGCATGACCTCGAAGAATTCGCCTGCATCGCGGAACGCTATGGGATCTGGAAGAAAGACATTGAACTGTTCCATCGCTCGCTGAAGCGGGCCGACAAGCAGCGCCTGCTGCCGCTCGACGAGCAGGCCGCGTCGGTCAACGCGGTGCACTGATGCTGCCGCGCCAGACCGGGGAGCCGCGGGCGCGGCGCGATACCTGGGCGTGGACGCACGAGCCGCCGCCCCACGCCTACGCGCTGCACGCGCACGCCTGGCCGACGGTCGATGATCTGCTGGCCATCAGCGCCGGTGGCCGGGCCGACGCGATCGCGCAAGTGACGCGCGGCGAGGTGACGTACTACGGACTGGGTGATGAGCAACGAGACTGACCTCACCCCGGCCGAGCGGCGACGGGCGCTGATGAGTGCGCGCGCGATTTGGCTGCGTGACCTGGCGGCTGACCCGACGCTGCCGTTCACCCGGCTCGAGCGCATCGTCTTGCGCGCGGCCGCGGACAAGGTGAGGTTGGTCGCCGGCGAAGGAGGGACCCGATGCGAGTGACGCTGGAGAGCACCGACAAGGTCGTCGATTTGATGTTTGAGGACGGGCAGATCGTGCCCGCGCGGATCTGGGAGGGCGAGACCTCGAGTGGCATTCCCTGCCACGCCTACATCACCCGGATCGCCGTCCACAACCAGGACGACGGGAGCGCGTTCGAGCGCGAGCTCCTGCAGCAGCGACCGCCGCACAATCCGGATGTCGCGGCGCTGCCGCGTCGCCTGGTGATCTGAGGCGTTGTGATGACGACCGACTCGAGGCTCTACGCGGCGATCGCGTACACGCTCGATCGCATTCAAGTGGATCCCGATGTCCGCTACTACTGCGGGTTTGGGACGGAGCTCTTCTATCAGCTCGTCCAGGCGGAAGCGGACTATCTCGGCAAGCCACTCGAAGAGATCGAAGCCGAGCGCCGGCAGGATCGACAACCATCCTATCGGCGGCGGGAGCCGGAAGTGGTCCGCCTGCGAGACCAACTCGCCGAGTTGCGCCAGCAATGGGACCACGGCATCAACCGGACTCGCTCATGACTCGTGATCGATGGGCGATCCGTGTGACCTACCGCAGTGGCGACGACGCGTGGCTCCGGCATGGCCCCGTCATCGGCGAAGGACGGATCGCGACGTTCACGACTCGGGAACACGCGGAGCGGGAAGCGCGCGTCCTTCGGAACGGTCTCGATGCTGACGACATCGTGATGGTTGTGAAGTGTCCCACGGTACACAGCTGATGCCGACCGAATCGAACTATCTGTGCGGCTGTGGGCGGTTCATGCGGCCAAAGCAGAACAGCGTGACCGTGGAGGAGCTCCATGCGGACGGCTCTCCATACAAGCTCTGGGACGCCGACCTTTGGGAATGCGTCGAGTGCGGTGTCGAGATCATCACCGGCTTCGGATCACTCCCGCTCGCCGAACATTGGCAGCCGACCTATGGCGAGCAGCGGACTCGCCTCGCCCCCGTGTATCCGGGTCGCTGTCGAGAGGAGGAGTAAACGCGATGGCGTACGCTGCGAACACGACCGTCCCGGTCGAGAAGAGTCGTGCCGAAATTGAACGGTTACTCTCGAAGCACAAGTGCACGAAGTTCATGGCGGGCGTCGACCATGAGCGGCACCAGGCAACCGTGCAGTTTCAGGCCCACGCTCGGATCGTCAAGTTCGACATCGCACTTCCGGACCCGGCCGATCCGAAGTATCGCAGAATCAAGAACAGCTACTTACAGCGCACACAGGCCGGCATCGACAAGGCCGTCGACCAAGAAACTCGCACGCGGTGGCGCGCGTTGCTCTTGGTCATCAAGGCGAAGCTCGAGGCGATCGAGAGCGGTATCGCCACATTCGAGGACGAATTCCTCGCGCATGTGCTCTTGCCGAATCAGCAGACGGTCGCCGAATGGGTCGGGCCCGAGGTCGCGCGCATCTACGAAACGGGAACGATGCCACCCGCGCGGCAACTGACAGGCGACGTGGTCGAGGCGGACGCTGGGTAGACACGACGCGAGAGTCTGACTTGCGTGACGATCGGGACAAGGAGGCAAGAATGATCACGCTCATCATCACGTTGATCATCATCGGGCTGCTCTGGTATCTGGTCGAGACGTACCTCCCGATGCCGGCGCCGATGAAGACGATCATCCGGGTGGTCGTCATCATCGCGCTGGTCCTCTACCTGGCGCGGTTCTTCGGGGTGCTGTGATGACCCGCGAGGAAGCGATCCAGGCGCTGACCGCGCTGCCGGCCGTGGCGCGGATCAGCCGCGCCGATGTGACGCTGACCTCGGTGATCATCGTCGAGTGCGACGAGCCGCTGACGTTGCAGGCACGGACGATCATCCAAGAGCAACTACAGAAGGTCTGGCCGAACAACCGATGCGTCGTGCTCGATCAGGGATACCGGTTGAAGGTGCAGCCGTGAAGGCCGCCCGCGTCACGGCCTTCACCGTCCGCGCCCTGGAGCTCGAGCTCGGCGCCTCGCTCCGGGTCGTCGAAGTCACGCAGGTCAACGACCGTGAGCGGATGTTCCTGATTCTCACGCCGCGCTGTCCCTACTGTGGGCAACTGAACCCGCGGCGACAATGCCGCAGCTGCGGCGCATCCGCTCGAATTCATTGACATGGCGGGACCCACCAACGGATCGCTGGTCTGTGGCTGCGGTCGCATCATGACCATCAAGCAGAACAGCGTCACCGTCGAGGAGCTCTTCGAAGATGGCCGCGGCTACAAACTCTGGGATGCCGACTTGTATGAATGTCTCGAGTGCGGGGTCGAGGTGATCAGCGGCTTCGCGCAGCTGCCGCTCGCCGAGCACTATCAACCGACGTATGCCGCGCAGCGGGCACGCCGCGGGCCCATCTATCCCGCGCGCTGCCGTCCGGACCCTTGACGCCACGCGTACCATGCGCGAGGAGAGGTGACTCATGGCTGCAGGCACGTATCACTTGGCGATCGAACAGGGCGCCGTCTTCGCCCGGACGTTTGCGTGGACCACCGCCGCCGGCGATCCGGTCGCGCTCGATGGCTATACCGCCGCGATGCAGCTCCGGGCGATCCCGCAGGGGCCAGTGGTCGCCGACTGGTCGGGGTCGCTCGCGGTCCAATCTCCGGGCGCCGTCGCGCTGCATGTGGCGGCCACGGAGACCGCGCTGCTCACCGTCCACAGTGGGGTCTACGACCTCGAGCTGACGCCGCCGAGTGGGCCGGCCGACACGTTCCGGTTCCTGCAGGGCATGTTCAATGTGAGCCGCGAGGTGACCCGCGATGTCTAGCACCATCACTGTGACCGATCCGTCGGTCGTGAACGGCGCGTCGGTGCCGCCAACCGTCATCACCGTCGATCTCGCGATCCCCGGGCCGCCGGGACCGCCAGGACCCCAGGGCGAACCCGGCACCGCGGCGCCACACGCGCCGACGCACGAGGCCGGTGGCAGCGATCCGGTCGCGGTCGCGGATCTCGCCGGCGCTGACGTCCTGGCCCTCACGAACACGAGCAATCTGTTCGAGGGCGACCAGACCATTGACGGCAATCTGATCGTCACCGGCGAGATCAACCCGGCGCGCTGGGCCGAGCAGCGCCCGAAGGTTGAGGCGCTCGAGCGCAGCGAACGCGCCACGGGCGTCCGCACGCTGCTCTCGAATGACCTCGTGGCTGGCATGTCGCTCCGCCACGACGCGGAGCTGAGCGCGGGCCACATCACGGTCGGCAACTACGACACGCAGACCTATCAGCCGCTCGTGCTCGAAGCTGAGCGCCTCTCGCTCGTCACGGGGGTCTACCCGCCAGGGCTCGCGGAGCATGTGCGCGTGCATCCGTCCGGCGGCGTCACGGTCGGGGAGGGCGTGGACCACGAGGTCGATCCGGGTGTCGGGATCGTGCGGGCGCGCGGGCTGGAGGCGCCTCTCTCGCCGGATGTGCTCACGCACGCCGGCGGCTATCCCGGCGGCGGCGGCTTCCTCCGCGCCGATGGCACCTTCGCCGATCCGCCGCGCTCGACGGCGACGCTGCTGGCGTATGACTGGAACAGCACGACCTCGCCGCCGCCGACGAGCAGTCAGCTCCGGCTCGACGCGCCGGCGCCCTACACGGCGGTGACAACGCTCTGGGCGCGGCTGATCACCAGCGACGGGATCGACGCGACGCGCCTGCTGCTGGCGATTCAGCCTGAGACGCGCCTCATCGTGCAGGACAGGAATGACTCCGCGCTCTACGTCGATCTCGCGACGACGGGTCCCGCGATGGACCAGGGCGGCTACGTCGCGATCCCGGTCGCCTGGCGAGCCAATGGCGGAGCGCTCCTCAGCAATCAGGCCGTGCTGCTGGCCATTGGCCAGCGCGAGACGACGGCCGGGCCCGAAGGGCCGCCCGGGCCTCCGGGCCCGCAGGGCGATCCGGGCCCCCCAGGCGCGACGGGCCCCGTCGGGCCGACAGGGCCGGCTGGCCCGCAGGGGGCTAACGGGGAGCCGGGCGCAGCGGGCCCCGCCGGGCCTGCTGGCGCCCAAGGCCCGCAGGGCGATCCCGGCGCGGCGGGCGCACAGGGGCCGCCAGGCGCCCAAGGGGAGGCCGGTCCCGCTGGGGTGACCGGACCGCAGGGCGTGCCTGGCCCCGCCCCGGCGGGCACGGGGTTCGTCAAGGTCACCAACGGGGTCCTCGAGACCCCCAGCGGCACGCTGCCGCTGGCCGCGATCGAGTCGCTGGCGGCGTCCCGTCTCCTAGGCCGTGGGGACGGCGGCGCCGGTAGTCCGCAGGCGTTGACGGTTGGCAAAGGGCTGGCGCTGGCGGGCACGACGCTGTCGGGCACGGCGTCGAGCTTTATGGGCTACACGTTCAGTTCGACCACGACCGAGCCGCCGGCGAGTGCCGGCGTCCGGATGAACGGCGCGCACCCGTACACGGCGGTAACCAAGGTGTGGGTGCACTACCTCAACACGAATACCGAGGACATGTTCTTCGCGCTGACGCGGATGCAAGTCGGCTCCACGCTGGTCGTGCAGGACAAGGACGCGCACGCGCAGTTCGCCGAGTTCACGGTGACCGGGCCGGTCATCGACAAGACCACGTATTGCGAGGTGCCCGTGGCGTGGAAGTCGAACGGGACGGCGCTGACCAACAACCAGGCCGTGCTCGTGCGGGAAACGTACGTGGTGACGCTCGCGATGCTGAGCGCGCTCGAGGCCAGGGTCGCGGCGCTCGAGGGCGCTTGATGCGGTACCGGGCCGCGCGGAAGGGTCGCCCCCGACTGCGCCTGCTGCAGCAGGGGCTGAATCGACAGCCGGCCTGACTATGCCCAGCGCTCCGCAGCGGATGTGCCCCACCCCGCACTGCGGCCGGTTGACGTCCGGCGGACTGTGCGGTCGGTGCCGGCGCCGGCAGGACCTGGCGCGATGGACCGTGACCGACCACATCATCGCGCTCCGTGATGGCGGCGAGCGGCTCGACCCGGCGAACTTTCAGTCGCTCTGTCGCGGTTGCAACGCGGCAAAAGCGATCACGCACGCGGTGCGCGGGTGAACATTTTCGGAGCGCGATCGCGATGGCACGACGTCGACCGGGGGGGGAGGGGGATGAAAATCGCTGGCGCGCCCAAGCCCCGGAACCACCCGGCAGTGCATCGCGTGTGGCCGCAGGTTTTCGACCAAGTTGAATTCTCGCTGAGGAGCGCGCTACGGGTCGCCGAGGGCCGCGCAAAACACCTACCGCGTTGAATCGCCTGCGCGGGAATCCAGGGAAACGGCGTCAGGGCCGAGAGCCGGCGCCGACGCAGTTGCCCACCGTGCGCGCGCCCAGCTGGCTCGATGCGCTCGCGAAAACCGAATGGCGACGGCTCGAGCCGGAGCTGGTCCGGCTCGGCATGTTGACCCTGCTCGACGTCAGCAAATTCGCGGCGTACTGCCGCTGGTATGCGCGGTGGCGGCGGTATGAAGACCGCTTGACCGCGCTCGCGCGGACGAAGCGCGGGGAGCTGCTCACGTCGAAGGCGGGGGCCGTGCATCCGCATCCGCTCGTCGCGATGGCCAAGCACGCGGCCGAGATGATGAATCGCTTCGGATCGCAGTTCGGCCTCTCGCCCTCGGACCGCGCGGGTCTCAGCCTGCCGCTGGACCCGACCGCGCCGGTGCATGACCGGCCCGACCAGCCACCGCGGCCGCCGCGGGATGAATTCGAGGATTTCCTGACCCGATCACGCGCCGCGGGGACCGATGCGCCGTCCGCGTGAATGGCGCCAGGCGATCGCGCGCGCGACGAAGGCCGGTTGGGACCCCGCGGCGATTGGTGATTGGCAGGATGTTCGCGCCGTCCTCGATGGGTGCTGGTTCCACGCGGTCGCCGCGGATCATGTCGTCGAGTTCTTTCGCCGCTACCTGCGGCACTCAAAGGGGCAGTGGGCGGGTCGAGCGTTCGAGCTGCTCGCGTGGGAAGAGGCGGCGCTGCGGCGCCTCTTCGGCTGGAAACGACGCGACGGGACGCGGCGCTTCCGCCGCGGCGGGATCTGGATTGCGAAAAAGAACGGCAAGTCGACGCTCGCGGCGGGGATCGAGCTCTATCTCCTCGTCGCCGATCATGAGCCAGGCGCGGAAGTCTACAGTGCGGCCAACGACCGCGGCCAGGCGGGCATCATCTACGACGAGGCCGCGAACATGGCGCGCACGTCGCCGGCGCTGCGCCAGCGGTTGCAGCCGGTCGACAGCCGCAAGACGATCGCTTTTCCCGGCATGGCGGCGAAGCTACAGGCGCTGTCGGCCGATGTTCCGACGAAGGAAGGCCTCAACGCTCACGGGGTGATCAACGATGAGCTCCACGCGCGCCGCGATCGGGGCCTGTGGGACACGCTCGCCTACGCCGGCGCGAGTCGTCGCCAGCCGCTGAATCTCTCGATTTCTACCGCCGGCCTCGCCGATGAGACCTCCATCGCCTGGGAGCAGTATCGGTACGCCACGAACGTGATCGAGGGCGGCCGTGGCCGCGGGGAACACGGCCTCCAGGACTGGGCGTTCTTTGCGCTGATCTATGAAGCCGATCCAAAGGACGATTGGACCGATCCGGCGACGTGGCAGAAAGCGAACCCAAGTTTTGGGGTCACGATTGATCCCCAGACCTTCGCCGAAGAGTGCCGCGAAGCGCAGCACGAACCGCGAAAAGAGAACGCGTTCCGGCGCTATCGGCTCAATCAGTGGGTGCAGCAGCAGACGCGCTGGATTCCACTCGAGATCTGGGACGCGAACCACGTCCACCCGGTGCAGGCGTCGGCCCTCCCCGGCGCGGTGGCGCGCGGCGGCCTGGATCTCGGCTCGGTCAGCGACCTGTCCGCCTGGATCCTGCTGTTCGACTGTCCGCACGATCCCGAGGCGCTCGACGTCCTCGCACGGTTCTGGGTGCCCGAGGCGGCCTTGGTGTCCGCCTCCGAGGCGAGGCGCCGTCGTGCGGGCCGTCGTCCTGCGAACCCGAACGCGCAGCTCTATCAGCAGTGGGTCACGGATGGCTATCTCGAGACGACCCCAGGCGAGGTGACCGATTACGACTTCATCGAAGCGGCGATCATCGAGGACGCGCAGCGCTTCGATCTCCGCAGCCTGGCCATCGATCGACTCTTTCAGGGGCAGGCCGTGTCGAATCACCTCACCGACGAAGGCCTGACGGTCGTGGCGATGGGACAGGGCTTCCTGTCGATGGGCGCACCGATGAAAGAGTTCGAGCGCCAGTGGACGTCTCGGCGGATCCATCACGGCCAGCACCCGATTCTGCGGTGGATGGCGGGCAACTGCGAAGTGAAGGCGGACCCGCACGGCAACCTGAAGATCGTGAAGCCGCAGTCTCACGATCCGCGGAAGGTCGACGGATTGGTCGCGCTGGTGATGGCGCTGGACCAGGTCACCCGCGACGACGAGGCACCGGCCGAGGATCCCGATCTCGTGGTCGCCTGACGATGCCGACCGGGCCCGCCCGCCGCTGTCGGACGCCAGGCTGCCGCGCGCTGGTCGCGTGGGGCGCATCGCCCTGGTGTCTGCCCTGCCGCCGGCGCCGTGAGCAGGGACGCGGCTCGGCGGCCGATCGGGGGTACACGGCGGCGTGGGCACGCTACTCCCGGCAGTGGCTGGCGCGCTATCCGTGGTGTGGGATGCGCCAGGACGGCGCCCTGCACGCCGAGCACAGTCGGTGCGTCCAGGAGGGGCGGCGCGTCCGCGCGACCTGCACCGATCACATTCGGGCAATTCGCGACGGCGGCGCGGTGTTCGACCCCGCCAACCATCAATCGCTCTGCGGCGCGTGCAATCGCCGGAAAGCCATCGCCTACGAAGGGGGCTTCGGCCGATGACCCCGCCTCGCCGGCGAGGAGGTGGGCGCGGACGATCCCGATCTGGTCGTCGCCTAAATGAACGACCACGCACGTCTGAGCTGACCTCTGCACCCTCTCGCGTGCGCCGCGTGGCAACCGCGGGTTAAGCGATGGCAGGTATTGAACCTGAGACTGCGCGCCGGTTGCACGACGCGTGTGCGTGGTCGAGGCCGATCCTACGGCTTTACGAGAACGGCGTGAACCGGCGCCGCTTGCCGCAGAGACACCAGTCGCCGACCACGGCGCCCTCGCGGAAGTAATGGGTCGACCCCACGTCGCCGCTGCGGTCGCACCGCGGCGGCGCTGGGGCGGCCGCAGTGGGCGGCGTGGGAACCGACGGCGCGGCCTCGGTGTCCAGGGCGCGGGAGAGTTGCGCGCGGCGGCTGGCGGCGAGCGCGGCCTGGCGCTCGCGCGCGCGGTGGCGGACGTTGCGCATGGCGTATAATATGGGCCGCTATGCCCGATGCCGCACGTCGACCCGGGCGCCCTCCCCTCGACCGGACCGATCCCGGTCCGTCGGTCACCGTTTCGATTCGCTTGCCGTCGCGCACCTACGATCGCGTCTGCCAATGCGCGACTGCCGGCGGCGTCTCAGTGCCGGAAGTGCTCCGGCGCGCTTGGCGCGCGTCGGATGATGCCGACGACGACTGACCGCCTTCCGACAATTTTGAAATAAAAAATCACGCTCGACGGCTGAGCCGTGGCACCGTGACCGGCGTCTCCCATGTTCGCGTGGCTGATGTGGTGGCGGCCGCCGGCGCTCCTGCGCGTCGTGCTGGTGAACCTGAAGGAACCGACTGACGAAGCGCTCCGCGGCGTGCTCTGGTCCAGCCGCGGGCCCTGGTTGCAATTGCGCGAGGCCGCGATTGTGCCCGCGCACGGTGATGCGCAGCCGATCGATGGCGAAGTGCTCGTGCCGCGCGACAACGTCGCCTTCATCCAGGTGGTGCCCTGATGCCGATTGTCCAGTCCCGCGGCACCCTGCGCTCGGTGGAGCGGTCGCCGGCCGCGCCGGCGATCGGGCCGAGTCGCTCGGGCCTCGACGTGCCGTGCGGCGCGACCTATGCGGCGATCTACCGGACGCAGCCGAGCGTCCGCACCGTCGTGTCCTTCCTGGCGCGCAACGTGGCGGACCTCGGGCTGCACGTCTTTCGGCGCGTGTCGGATATCGATCGCGTCTACCTCATCGACCACGAGCTCGCGACCTGGATCGCGAAGCCGAACCCGGCGATGACGCACTACCGCATGGTCGAGAACCTCATGAACGACATGGGGGTGTTCTTCAACGGCTACTGGTTGAAGCTCCGCGGCGACCCGACGCGCCTGTGGTTCGTGCGGCTGCCGCCCGAGACGGTCACCGTCGATGGCTGGCTCCTGCCGTCGGTGTTCTGGTGGACGCTGCCGGATGGCAACGTCGTCGAGTTGAAGCCACGTGACGTCGTGCACTTCAACGGCTACGACCCGGACAACCCGCTGATGGGGCTGTCGCCGATCGAAACCTTGCGGCAGATCCTCGCCGAGGAGGCCAACGCGACGCTGTACCGGCGCGCCTACTACGCGAACAGCTCTCGCGTGGAGGGCGTGATCACACGGCCGGCCGGCGCGCCCAAGTGGACGCCGGAGCAGAAGTCGGCCTTCCGCGAGCAGTGGCA